TCAAGCAGTGCACGACCACAACAGATGGCTGGGCCGTGGTTCTTACCGCAGATGTAGACGGTCCGCTTGAGACCTGGGGCGACAAGTACTGATGAATCGCTACCTTGAAATGGCGCTTGGGGTCGCAGCGAAGAGCAAGTGCCGCCATAAGCACGGATGCGTCGTCGTAAGAAACGGAAAAATCGTCTCAACGTCGACAAACAAAAAGATCGGCGATCCGAAGACAGCGTGGCGGGTGTCTCATGTTCATGCTGAGTTTGCCGCTATCACCGCGGCAGGCAACCTGGCCGTCGGTTCTAACGTCTACGTTGCCAGAATTGCGGCAGACGGGTCGCCGGCTCCGTCAAAGCCGTGCAAGAAGTGCGAAAGTATACTACTAAGGTCGGGAGTGTCTAGGGTGGTTTGGACATGAGGCTTATTCTTGCTGTAGACCCGGGGAAGAAGAGCGGTATCGCTACAATTTCCCATGAGAGTGGCCTAGAACCGCTCCTCTTGGCCTCCGGGGAGTTTCTTATGGAAGAATACCATAAGCCGATACTTGAGGCCATTCAAACGGCCAAAGAGACGGGCGCGAAGCTAGAAATTGTCTGCGAGAGGTTCACGATCAACGCTCAGACGGTGAAAAACTCACAGGCGCCGTTCAGCCTCGAGCAGATCGGTATTCTCAAGTATCTCATGCTTAGCAACGGCATAGATCCAAATACGTTGCTGTTTCAGTCTCCATCTGACGCAAAAAGAATGTTTGACAACACGGCTCTAAAGAAACTAGACTACTGGTATCGCGGTGGAGAAGGTCACGCGCTTGACGCGATTAGACACGGGCTTCTGCGCTTAGTAAAGACAGGCTGGGCGCCAACTAGGCTGCTCGAGTAGTCATACTAAGAAAAAATTGCATGCGTGAAGACATTTCCGCTTAGTATGTGATACAGTGACAGATAACGAACGACAAGAGGTATTGAGTGCCAGTTGATGTAGAACTTAGTGATTCGGGTGAGCATATCCGTATCGACACCGAATGGCGATACAAAGAGCTATGCAAAGGTATCCCGGGCGCGACATGGTCGGCCGCTGACAAAGCGTGGCGTGCACCACTTGGCTGGTCAACGTGCCTCGCTCTTCGGTCGGTGTTTAAGACCGAACTGCGCATCGGACCAAGACTTACAGAATGGGCTACAAACGAATTCAACGAGCGTGTTGCTCCGTGCAACGCGCTACGTGAGCTTGAGACAGCCGACGGTGACGAGGCATTGTTCCCACATCAGCGTGCTGGAGTAAAGTTCCTTGCCGCTGCGCGTCGCGCTCTTCTTGCTGATGAGCCGGGCCTTGGAAAGACAGCGCAGACGATCCGCGCATTGAAAGAACTAAAGGACAGAGGCGAGGAAGTGTTTCCTGCGCTCATCGTGTGCCCGAACACTCTGAAGAAAAACTGGAAGCGCGAGTTTGCGATGTGGTGGCCTGGAGTGAACGTTCAGGTTATCAGCGGATCAGCGACACAGCGCCGTAAGCAATTCGCCGAAGAAGACGTTGACGTATACGTCATCAACTGGGAGTCATTGCGCACTCACTCGCGTCTTGCCAGTTACGGATCTGTTGCGTTGGCGCGATGCGTTGAATGCGGCGGTCATGATGAGAAGGTTTCGGAAAACCGCTGTGAGGTGCACATTCGTGAACTCAATAAGATCGACTTCAAGTCGGTAGTTGCTGACGAGATTCACCGTTCAAAGGAACCAAAGAGCAAGCAGACACGAGCGCTTTGGGCGGCAACAGGAAACGCAGACATCCGTTTCGCGCTCACTGGTACGCCTATCGCCAATAACGTTCTTGATCTATGGCCGATTCTGCACTGGCTGTCGCCAAACGAATGGCCTAGCAAGACTCGTTGGATCGACCGCATGGTTGACACGATGTTGAACGCATTCGGTGGAATGATGGTGCTTGGAGTCAAGCCACACATGCACGACGAATTCTACGCGGCTATCAACCCGCGTATGCGCAGAATGCTCAAGGCAAAGGTTCTTCCATGGTTGCCACCTGTGATCAAGGAGCGCCGCGACGTAGAAATGTCTACTAAGCAGAAAAAGGCGTATGAACAGATGCGCGACGTCATGATCGCTCAGTTGGAAAGCGGTGAAGCGCTAACAGCGCCGAGCCCGCTAACTCAGGCTACACGGTTGTTGCAGTTCGCAAGTTCATACGCCGCGATCGATGTAGACGAGTTTACCGGAGAGATCGCCGTCAAACTGGCAGAGCCGTCGTGCAAGGTAGACGCGCTGATGGACGACATTGAAAACGGCGACTTTGGAGATGATTCAGTCGCCGTGTGTGCGGTGTCTCGACAGCTCATCGAACTTCTTAGCGCCCGCCTTGAAAAGGCGAAGATTCCTCACGGATTGATTACTGGCGCACAGACAGAGGAAGAACGCCAAAAGGCCATCGACGATTTTCAGAATGGCAGAATTAAGTGGATTCTTTTCACGGCGCAGGCCGGTGGAGTTGGCGTCACGTTGACTGCCGCGCGCAGACTGATCATGCTTCAGCGCCCGTGGTCACTGGTTGACTACAAACAGGCTCTCGACAGAGTTCACAGAATCGGTAGTGAGATCCACGACTCCATCGTGATCACAGACTACGTTACCGATGGGACGATTGAAGAGCGTGTCATTCAGGTTCTAGACACCAAGGCCGATAACTTCGAGCAGATCGTACGAGATAAGGACCAACTTCTCAAGATGTTGAGAGACGACAAGACAGGATCACTATGACAATCACTGAAACACCGGTGCAGCTTAACCGCGAGCCGCTAAGAATCTCAAACTCTGAGATTCAAACGTTTAAGGACTGCAGAAGAAAATGGTGGTTGAACTACTACCGTAGACTTCAGCCGCAGACTCAAAACTTTACGGGCGCTCTTGCGTTAGGCTCACGTGTTCACTCGGCGTTGGATATGTACTATTCAACAGGAACTCCACTGCTCGAGGCATACGCTCACTTTGTGCAGCTCGACAAGAAGGCTCTTGTAGAGAGCTTCCGCGACACGATGGAACTCGAGACAGAAGCCGAGCTCGGTAGAATCATGCTCGAGGGATATCTCGACTGGGTCAACGAGAACGGCATCGACGCCGATCTTGAGATGATCTCGACAGAAGAAATCATCACGATGCCGATGTTCGAGGGCAGGGTAGAACTTCAAGGTAAACTTGACATGCGTGTTCGTCGCAAGGCAGACGGTGTGCGCATGTTCCGTGACTTCAAGACGGTCGGTGGTTCGTTCACAGAGTTCGCTGCTCTTGCTCACATGAACGAGCAGATCCTAACGTACATGCTTCTCGAGGCGGCGCAGAACAAAGAAGGCGAGCGCAGTGAAGGCGGTATCTTCACGATGTTGAAGAAGGTCAAGCGTACAGCAAACGCAAAGCCGCCGTTCTACGATCAGATCGAGGTCAGACACAACACCTTCGCGTTGAGAGCGTTTTGGAACAGAATTCATGGTACTGTAGGCGACATGCTCGCTGTGCGAGACGCATTGGACGAAGGACAAGATCATCACTTCGTTGCATACCCTCGGCCAAGCCGAGATTGCAAGTGGAAGTGCCAGTTCTTTGCAGTATGCCCGTTGTTTGACGACGGTAGCGCTGCAGAGCACGCGATCGCCGAGCTGTATACGCAAGGTGATCCGTATAAGTATTACGAATCAACAGAGATGAAAGGAAGTGAATGACCATGAGTGGGGTACAGCGATCGCTTACTCTCATGGTGTACGGTGAATCAAAGGTCGGTAAGTCGACGTTTGCAGTCACCGCACCATACCCGCGTCTGATGCTGGACGTGGAAGGCGGGCATAGATTCCTGCCTATCAACGTAAAGTACTGGGATCCGTTGCGTGAGGAGCCGCCGGCTGCTGACGGGACGTGGGATACCTGCGTTGTCAACGTCACAGAGTACGACACCGTTCTCAAGGCGTACCAGTGGCTTCAGATCGGACGCCACCAGTTCAAGTCGCTGATCATTGACTCGGTCTCCGAGTTGCAGGTTAAGTGCATGGACAACATCGCCGGAACAAATCAGATGCAGATGCAGCAGTGGGGCGAACTTCTTCGTCACATGGGTGCGCTGCTTCGTGATCTCCGTGACCTTACGATGCACGCAACGAACCCGCTCGAGGCAGTCGTGCTGACAGCGATGGCACGTCAAAGCCAGGATGGCCGGTATCGTCCGTACCTCCAAGGTCAGCTTGCCATTCAGGCTCCGTACTTCTACGACATCCTCGGCGCGATCAACGTCGAAGAGTTCAACAACCCGGACCCGACACAGGGACCGTACAAGGCGCGTCGTATGTACGTCGAGCGCACAAGTCAGTACGAGGCAGGCGAGCGTGTTCAAGGCCGCCTCGGCAAGATCGTCGAGCAGGGAGACCTCAGTGTCGAACGAATGCTCGATATCGTTTTCGGACCCCGTCCGGATCAGCAAGCAAAGTAACCAACACAGAAAGACATAGGTAAAAACAATGAGCACACTCAATTGGGGTGACCTCGTCAAGGAGGCAGGTGACGCCGGTGGGTATGACCCGCTTCCCGACGGCGACTATGACCTCGTGATCGTCGAGGCACAGGCTAAGGCCACTCAGACGGGAAAGACGATGTTTGCCGTGAAGGCACAGGTCACAACCGGGGCGCACGCTAAGCGTCTCGTGTGGGACAACCTCGTCGTCTCGACAGACAACCCGAACGCACTCGGAATCTTCTTCCGCAAGATGAACGCTCTCGGTCTTGATCGCAACTACTTCGCGACCAATCCGACGAACGCTCAGATCGAGCAGACCCTCAAGGGTCGTAGCTTCCGCGCGCAGGTTGGTAG